TACATAGCAGAGAGGTTCAAGCGTGATATACGAAAGACAGACAAGTCTAACCTACCTATTGAAGCGGTATGGATAGATGAAGCGGCAAAACTGACAGTTGATGAAGGTGGATATTATGAAATGCCTGTAGCTTGCCATAGGTTTGATAAGAGAATGGGTATACCTTGGGGATATAGTCCTGCAATGAAAGCCCTACCTTTTGCAAGGTTGCTCAATGCAGCGGCTAAGACTAACCTAAGGTCAATGATGAAAGCTACTGACCCTGCTGTAGCAGTACCAGACAATGCCTTTCTAATGCCATTCAACCAGAATCCAAGGGCAGTCAACTATTATAAGAAGGGCAAGATGCAAGGTGGGCGTAATGATATATTTTCCTTTGGTACGTTTGGTGATCCCAAGGCAGGCATGGCAGCAGTAGAGTATTATTCATCCCAAGTCAAAGCAATCATGTTTAATGATACCTTTCTAGCGTTCAATCAGATAACTAAGGAAATGAACAATCCTGAGATAGCAGAGCGCATCAACGAGAAGATGACATTGTTAGGCCCAGCAGTTGGTAGGTATATCTCTGAAATGCTCAACCCTACTATCATAAGGACAATAGGCATACTCTCAAGGAAAGGCAAACTACCTAAAGCGCCTGACGAATTTATGATGTCGCCTGAGTACGAGATAGATTTGATAAGCCAGTTAGCACAGGCACAGAGAAGGTCAGAGCTTAACGCATTAATGACAGGCTTGCAGTTAGTAGGTAGTATGGCTGAAACAGTACCAAGTGTTCTTGACAAAATCAATTCAGATGAAGTAGTTGATTTGGCATGGGATATAATTGGAGCGCCTGCTAAAGCATTGAGGAGTGATGAAGAATTAGACGCTATTAGAGAATCAAATGCAGAACAAGCAAAACAGGCTCAATCAATGGCGTTGGCTCAACAAGGGGCTGACGTTGTAAACACAGGAGCTGATGTAGACTTGAAATTAGCAAATGCTCAAAAGGCAAGTAAAGAATAGATATTAACCCCTATGTACCAACGAGCATATGCTCAATAAGGAAAACATGACCGACCTAACAGATATAAGAATAGTCAAAGGATTACAGAGCAATCTAAGAGTTACATTTGATAGCCCTTGTGGTAAAGAAGCTATGAAGTTTATTAAAGAGATTGGCTCATGGACACCCAATATGCTGGACACCAACGAAACGAATGATATTATCGCTAGGGATGCAAATAGGCGATTAATAGGAATGATTGATACAATATTAACATTAACACCAGAGCAAATCGTTGCTTTGGCAAACAAGAAAGAGGATTAACTATGGCAAATCTCGATCCGGTAACCCCGGGCAATCCTGACCCAGTCGCAGTAGCAGAACCAGTAACACCAGTAGCAGCACCAGTATCAGAGCCTATGGTACCAACCATGACATGGAAGGACAAACTAGGCGCAGATTTAAGAGGTAGCCCTTTAATGGGGAAGTTTGAAGATACAGCCGAAGGATTAAATGCAGCATTTGAAAGCCATGCTAACCTTGAACAGTTGTTAGGGCATGAGAAAGTGCCTATCCCTCAAGGGCCTGAAGATGTTGAGGGGTGGAATAGGTTTAGTAAAGCTATGGGAATACCTGATGCAGCCGAGAATTATGGTCTTGCAGATGCACAGCTTCCTGAATCAATGGCAGGGATAACTATTGACAAGAACAAGTTTGCCGATATAGTTCATGCTCATAAACTGACACCAGCACAGGCAAAGGGGCTTTGGGATTCTTACCAAGCCATTAATGTAGACACTTACCAGAAAGCACAACAAGCACTTGATAGCCAACTAACTGATACAGTTAATAAGCTAAAGGGTGAGTGGGGTGATGCCTATGATGCCAACGTAGAAATGGGGCAGCTTGTTATTAATAAATTTGGGGCAGACCAAGAAGCGGTTGATTTCATTACAGCCACATTGGTTAAAGACCCTAGGGGTGTTAAGTTCCTTGCTAAGATAGGGGAGCAATTCGCAGAGAATAAGATAGGCGAGTTTGTAACTAAGAGATTCAGTCTAGCACCTGAAGAAGCACAGAATGAGATCGATAAGATGTCAAAGGATATGGAAGGCCCTTACATGAATCAAAGTGGCAACCATACGCCACAGGAGCATGACGCGGCAGTTGCAAGAGTTAATATGTTGCGTGATTCAATAAACAAGCTCAGAGGATAAGCGTAAGCCCTTCTAGTTTGTGTAGTATCAGCCGACAACCGCAAGACCGGCAACTTAGGAAAATGCAACACAGCGGCCCTTTAATAAAGATAAGCCAAAGTAAAGCAAAACTGGTTAAACTTTAATTAAGAGGAGAAAATCGAATGTCAGATACTCAAAGCACAATATACGGTCAAGCGTATAGCCAGAATATTATGCAATTAGCACAGCAAAAATATTCTAAATTAATCAATACTGTTTTCATGAAGCCAAATGTAAATGGTAAGACGTTCTTCCAAGACCAAATAGGTGAATGGTCTATGGAAACAAAAGGCGCAAGAAATGCAGCAACACCTAACAACGATCCTAACTTAGCCCGAAGAATGGGTACTATGATCGATTACCACGACAATAGAATGTTAGATCGCGGTGATGAATTAAAGACAATCTCTGATCCAAAGAGTGCCTACACGATAGCGGCAGCTCAATCATTAGGTAGACAGATTGATGATGTTATTCTCGCAGCAGGGTATTCCGATTCAAAGTCAGGCGAAACAGGCAGCACGACTGTTACTAATGGAAATGTTCTGTTAGTTACAGCCAACACTTTGACTATGGCAGAAATTGTTTCAATCAAGCAAACAATGGATGAAGCTGATGTGCCAGATGATGAAAGGTATTTCGTTACTGACCCTACATCTTTAGGTTCATTATTGAATGTTGAACAAGCAACTAGCGCAGACTACACCACAGTTAGAGCCTTAGTCAATGGAGAGATTAACACATGGCTAGGATTTAATTGGATTAAGTCAACGCGTGTTTCTGCGGTAACATCCCTTTCAGGTCTTGCTTATAATAAGTATGGTATTTGTTTAGCAATGGCAGCCGCACCTATGGTGAGGACTGATGAAAGAGAAGATTTGTCTTATTCATGGCAAATCTATTATGAATTAAATGTAGGAGCAGTTAGACTTGAAGAAGCTAAATGTTTAGTTGCTTATGCAGGTACTTAATAATAATTAATATTAACAATCTCCGCGCTATATGCGAAAAGAGGATATAACAAATGACAACAGTCAAATCAGTAAACGTAACAAAGTACGATAATGGCGGAAGCGGTGATAATGTAGTCGCTGATGGCTTTATCAAAACAGTTGAAAACATATGGATGGATTCATATGTTATTGCAGCGGCGGTACCTTCAACATCTTCAATTAAGATTGCAGAGATCCCAAAGAATAAGAAGGTAACAGAGGTAACAGTCCATTTTCCTGTTTGTACTGCTCCGGCAACAAACTCGACAGTTTATTGCGGAACAGGTGCAACGACCTCTCCAACTCAATATTTCGGCACTATGGTTTTCAATGGTGATACCCAAAAGACGACTATTGATTTAGGAACAGGTGGAACATTAAGGCTATCTGCTGTTGAAACTAACAAAATGCAAGCCTTGCCTGTTGATGTCGGTATCTACTTAACAGTAGGTGGATTAGGTATCACAGTAACAGGTGGAACGATCCGTACAATAGTAAAATATACTTAAACCCAGGGGCAGAGGGGTAGGACTTAAAATCTTACCCCCTGCTCGCATAAAGGAATGTTATGGCGATTTCAAAAGTATCTATTGCCAATAAGGCATTAACCGAAGTTGGAGCAACACCTATCACAGCATTAGATGATGAAACTAATAATGCTAGGATAGTCAACAGGGTTTATGAAATCTCTTTAAAGTCTATTCTGTCTGAGTGTAAGTGGAACTTTGCAACAAAGAGGGCTTTGTTATCTGTATCATCAGACACTTTGGCTTGGTACGATACAGGCGAAACAGTTGTCTACACTAAGCCTGCGGATATGATAAGGATATTCGGTGTAAGTTATAGGCCTGCTATTTGGCGAGAAGAAGGGGATTACATTATCTCTGACACATCATCCTTGGGCGTTAGATATGTATATTATCTTGATGAACCGACAAAGTATTCAATATCTTTTGTTGAAGCCTTTATTGACAAACTATGTTCAGATGTAGCCTATATGATTGTCAACTCTAAATCGCTAGGGGATAAGTTTCTTGAGGTTTACGAATCCTTATCTTTACCAAAAGCATTGTCCGAGAACTCGCAGACAGGGCAACAGCAAGAGATTTTAGATGATGCTTGGATTAGATGTAAAACCCAAAACTCACAGGCAAATGTATAATGGTAAAGAACCTAAAGACAATATCTGATGCAGGGCCAATAGTCTTACATGGCATGAGGACAGCAGATGCTCAAGATGCTCACCCTATATTAATAGGAGAAGATGGCGACTTGGCAGGTTCTTTACGTGGAAGCCTAACACATCAATCCCCAGCGAATGTAACAACCGCAAGTACACAGGTAATAATCACATCTGGTAAAGTTGCAATGATGGTTCAAAACATAGGGGGTTCAATAATTTATTTTGGTGGGTCAGGGGTTACGTCAAGCAGTTATGCCTTTAAAATAGTACCAACACAGATAGTTGATTTCGGTGGTGTCAAGTCAGGGTTTAACTTTTATGTAATATGTTCAACTGGAACAAGTACGTTAGGAATTGCAGAATATGCGTAGATATATATTAGCACTTTTAATCCTTTCTATTCCTTTTATAGCATATGCTCAGTATGCCCCAATAACTGAGTTTGTTGAGGAAGATGGTTCACCTTCGACTTATCCCTATAAGGTTGTTGTGGATGATGGCTCTTTGACGGATAACCTAGATAGCACAATAAATATAAAAACAGTTGGAACAATAACTACAACTACTAAATTTTGTATTGATACTGACAATGACACGTGCTGGTTTAAAACGGACAACAATACTTCAGTACTTACTATTAACGATTATGTAGCCATTAAAATGTTAAGAACAACACTAGCTTTTCATTTATTACTTGATGACGGAGTTGGTGCTTTTGACTTATTACTTGATGATGGTTCAGGAAGTTTCACATTGGTGATTGAATGAGAAAGATACTACTTACAATTTATATACTGTTTTTATGTACAGCTTCTTATGCAACTGTTGATAGTAACACAGTTGTTATTGATATGAACAATGAGAGGGTTGGAGTTGGCACTATTAGTCCTAGTGAAAAGCTAGATGTTAATGGTAGGATTATTGATGAAGGTACATTCGCAAATATCCATGTTCACGATGCTGGTGCAACACCACAAGATATACCAACAGGTGCAGGGTATACAAAAGTTACTGGCTTTTCGGATAATGATGGTAGTGCAAATTGTACTCCTGACGTTGCTAACGATAAAATAACATTTACTAAAACAGGGTTTTATGCAGTATCACACAATAGTTCTTTTACTGGAGATACAAACAATGTAGTTTATTTTGTAGCTGCATTTTTAGATGGAGCAGAACAAAACCAATGTCATTTCGTTAGAAAACTAGCAACAGCTGGAGATGTAGGTTCTGCTTCGTTTTCTTGCATTGTAGACGTTACAACTGCTAGTATAGATTTAGATGTTAGAGTAAGACACAACAATATGTCAACAGTAGAGTATACAATGGAATACGCAAATTTAACAGTAGTTTATTTAGGAGAAACATAAATGAAAAGAAATCTAATATTTATAATGTTGATGTTAATTCCTAAGTTGGTTTTTGCACAGGTTTCTGCTAATACAGCAATTCCAGATTTAATTGAAGATAGCATTGGTGCTTCAGGCGACTTCTTTATCACGCACGATATAAGCACAGATTATTCAAGAAAAATGACTATTAGTAATGTTCTTGGCGTGGCTACTGATCTTGATGATGGAGGTATTATTACAGCAGTTAATTCAGCAGAATGGTTGACCAGAGTAACAGACGAAACAGGAACAGGTGTTTGGGTGTTCAGCATTTCACCTGCCTTGGTTACTCCGGCATTAGGAACACCAACAGCTTTAGTGGGAACGAATATCACAGGAACAGCCGCAGGGCTTACAGCAGGGCTAGCAACAGCAGCAGCGGCAGATGGAACTGATTGTGGTGTAGGGGAATATGCAAGAGGTGTTGATGTTAGTTGGAATGGAGAATTATGTACTGATGCAACTACGGAGATAGATTCCGCAATACTAACTCATACAGGTATAGCTGCTGCACATCAGGCATTGGTTACATTAAATGCTTCTGCTACAACAGGCGGAATGAGTCTTTCTGGACAGGAAATATCAAACAGAGCCGCAACAAATGCACAAACAGGATATGCAACTGCTGCTCATATAACTGCTATTGAAGCTAACACGTTGAAAGACACAAATGTTTCTACCAACCTTTCAGAAGGAACTTCAACCGAAACAACAGTAGATGTTAATTCATCTGATGGAACAAATGCTACTCTAGTTTCTGCCAGTACCACTAGAGCTGGACTTCTTACAAAGGCAAAGTTTGACGAGATAGTTGCTAACAATGCTAAGGATACTAATGTATCTACTAATTTATCAGAGGGAACATCCACTGAAACTACTGTTGATGTAAACTCCTCAGATGGTACCAATGCAACCTTAGTATCAGCTAGTGCTACTAGAGCAGGGTTGTTAACTAAAGCTAAGTTTGATGAAGTTGTAGTTAACTCTTTACATTCAGCAGATAACACACAAGCCCATAGTGATTACTTGCTTAACAATGCTAGTGATACAATGACAGGTTTATTAACTACTAC